TTGTGAAACTGCAGTTCATGTACAAGACTAGGCAAGCGTACGAATCAGTGCGCGAGAATGGTCGAAGAATTATGCGCTGGTTACGGGATTGCGTGTATAACACCGAGACTTACAACCATGGCATATCATTCATGGACAACACGATTGCTCACCAAATTGACATGTTGAACGAAGCAGCTCATGAGGGTCGGTGGATTAAATTCGTTTACCTCTATGTGTCGCGATGTCTGATGCTTGTGACCGGTGTTGTGTGCGTCCTTAACATCGTTGGCGGGCTATGGAGTGGTGTCAGTTATATGGCAAGCAAAGCAACAGAGTATGTTTCTTCTAACCCAGTTAAGAGTGAGGGCGTGAAGGAGAGAGACAAGAGTAGTGAACCAGTACTGCCGACGGAGGCAGGATGTGAATCAGCGAGTGAAACTGACGCATCTGTAGAGACAGATGTCCCAATACCAAAGGAGAATGGTGAAGCTGACTATAATGAAGGTGAAAACCCAGGCAGGGGTAAGGCACAGAGAGGCAACAAGTTCAAGAATGTCAAACACTCGCGACAGACAGGTCGCCTAGGTAAGATGGGCCGCTTTCTACCGCAGAGCGGGTATGACGAAATGCTAGAGAATGTCATTAAGACGACTACTAGCAAAAACGTGTATGAGCTTCTTATCCCCGATAGGGGTGGACATATAGGATTCGTGACATTTATTAAAGATACATTTGCCCTAATGCCGTTGCACTTCCAGGAAAGATTGAGTAATGATGGGGAAAATAACATCATTATGCAATTTAAGAAGATAGGTATCGACAAGGTGTATGAAATTAAATCAGATGATTTCCTTAGTTACCCAGTTTGGGCATTTGAAGATTGTGACTTGGTGTTGGTTAAGTTCACAAATTATTTTCCGATAGCTAAGGACATTACTAATTTCCTGGTCAGTACGAAGATCGCAAGGACTCTGAATACACCAAGGATTAGAATGATTGTTCCTCGGGCAGATAACATGGCAACCTCATATGAAGCAAGGGCGTGGCTCACGCGTGATGTGAAGTTAGGTGCAAACCAGGAGGACATGATAATTATTGCAAATGCCTTAAAGTATGATTGCAAGACTCGTGCCGGCGATTGTGGTGGAATAGTCTATTTAGACGACCCTTCGACAGGTTGTAAGAAGATTATAGGAATGCATATAGGTGGTGCAGTGCTGTACGGAGGTATGGCAACAATACTACCAACTGAGGATATACTTGATATTGTTAAAGATGAAGGCATATCCTCACCAGCCGATGCGTATACTCAACAATCCAATTATGTCACGGGCCTTGACTTGCAACCGGATATTAAAGCACCAGTTGAAACGACGATGGTACGAAAATCCAGGATCCATAAGACACCACTGCACGGGATGTGGATGACTCCTTTGACAAAACCTGCGCGGATGGCACCGTATAGGAGAGGAGAAGTGATGATCGATCCTTTCATTGAAGCAGTTAAAAGGTATATTGGAAAACCTAGATATGTGAATCCGACTGTCTTGGGTGCTGCCGTTGACCATGTGTTTGAGAATTTTACAACTGCGTTGAATAATGCAGGTGGCCATAGGCCTAGTGTACTTAATTTTCGGGAAGCCGTGGAAGGTATTGCAGGTAGAAAGTTTTATGATGGCATCAAGAGGAACACATCCCCTGGGTATGGACATAAAGAGAGGGCTCCTACAGGTTGTAGTGACAAGAGCTATCTCTTCGGGTCAACAGGGCCTTATGAGTTTTCATCAAAAGAATGCCGTGACCTTGAAGTTGAGGTTAATAATATGATTTCAGAAGCCGAGCAAGGACGAACGACGCCAGTGATTTATAAGGACTTCCTAAAAGACGAGAGGCGAAAATTGGAGAAAGTCAACCGGGGTGAAACCCGACATGTTTCAGCAGCGCCAGTTCACTTTGTGATTGCTATGCGGATGTACTTTTTAGACTTTAGTGCTCAGTATATGACGACACGTGTGAATAATGGTTCAGCGCATGGAGTGAATGTTTATTCGATGGAGTGGGAGGAAATTTATAAACGTCTGCTAGTGAATGGTACGAAGGCAATTGATGGCGATTTTGTTACGTTCGATGTATCCTTATTTAGACAGATTTGTGACTTCATAGTGAGTGGAATTAATCGATGGTACAATGATTGCCCACGCAACCAACGTATTCGTCGTGTGTTTTTCTCACACATCTACCAATCGCTTCACGCTATGTTAGTAGATTCAACTCACGAACTTGGTGGAGATCCAATTAAGG